GTTCTCAGTTATGACACCATATATATTAGCAATAGAAGGATAAAAAATGGCAACAGCATTAAACACATTCAAAACAGTAACAGCAGATTTAACGACAGCCGATAGACTTTTATATCAGGCACCATTAAGAAAAACTGCCATATTCTTATCAGTTCAAGCAACCAATATCTCAGCCAACGTTGTTACAGTTAATTTCTATCACGGCGCCAACTCTGCCGCGGGTAATACTCTAACCGCTCTTGCAAAGAATTTTAAAATTCCTTCGGGCGATGCTATGGCGGTCATTAGTGCTGGCGCAAAATTAGTTCTCGAAACAGGACAAAAAGTATATTCATCAGCAAGTGCAAACAACTCAGTTCAATTATTAATGAGCGTACTAGAATCAGCAAATGACTAAACTAATCTCGGGCAGAATTGCAAAAGTTACTAGCGCAAATGTAAGCGCTGACCGATACCAATTTATTGGATTATCAGAAACAGAACCAGACTTAGGTCTGCCTGCTGTTTCTGGTTACGTACTTTCATCCGATATTAATGGTAATAGAATTTGGGTGGATTCTGCCTCAGCATCGGGTGCACCATACTTTGCAAATACTTCCGGAATAGCAAATGTTGCTTTAACAGCAAACATTGCTAATACTGTTTTATCTTTAAGCAATTTTACAACTGCAAATTTAGTTGAAGGTATCAATTTATATTATACTAATGCTAGAGTATTATCCGCAGTAACTCCTTATTTGACTACTGCTAATATATTAGAATCAAGTTCTAATTTATACTACACGAATGCTCGTGTTATATCTGCAGTATTGCCTTATCTAACTACTTCAAATGTTGCTGAAGGTTCTAATCTTTATTATACTAATACACGCGTTTATTCTAATGTTATAACTACACTTGCAGGTAATATCTTAATAGGTAATGCAAGTGTAGGCAATATTAATGTATCTGGCAGTATTACGTTTGGTGCAGGCACCGGCGGTTCCTTCACAGGTGCCAATTTAGTATCTTCCGGCAATATTCAAACAGGTAATTTAATTTCCTCATCTGGCAATATAATTATTACCGGTAATATTATTCCTTCCGAAGACACCAGATTTAATTTTGGTTCTATAGATAAACAATGGAAAGACTTTTACCTAAGTGCAGAGTCATTATTTGTAGGTGGACAAAAATTATCAGGAAATAATCAGACAGGTTTAAGCTTAGTTACTCTTACGGCCTCAAATATTACTACAGGTAATCTTGTAGTTACCAGATCATTTTTAGGCAATATAACAGGTACAGTAAGCTCATTATCTAATTTTACCTCATCCAATTTAATAGAAGGTACTAATCTATACTTTACTAATGCAAGAGTAATATCTGCTCTTACATCATATCTAACTACTGCGAACGTATTGGAATCAAGTTCAAATCTTTACTTTACTAATGCGAGAGTTACTGCTAATTTAGAGCAGCAAAGTGTTAATGTATTTGCAGATATAGATATAACAGGCATTACAACCAACGGTATATTAATTTGGAATGGTACAAAATTTGTATCTGGTACTATAGATTCCGGAACAACTGCAAACACCGCATTGTTTGCATATCAAGCAGACCATGCTAATACTGCAGATAGTTCAAATGTAGCTAATTCTGTATTATCTTTAAGTAACTTTACAACTGCAAATTTAGCAGAATCAAATGCCAATTTATATTACACAAATTCAAGAGTAAGATCCGCATTTACTGCCGGGCAAAGTATTATAATTGAAGCCAATGGTAGAATTAGTGCAAACGTAAGTCTTGAATTTGCAAATCTTAATGCAACTATTGCCAATATAACTACAAATAATGTAGCTGAAGGCAATCAAAATTTATATTTTACCAATGGCAGAGTTATAACTGCAGTTACTTCTTATCTAACAACTGCCAATGTAACGGAATCTAATTCTAATCTTTACTATACTAACGCTAGGGTTTTATCTGCGTTAACAGGTAATGTTACCATTGGTAATTTAGTTACCGGCACTTCAGTATCCAATAGCTATGTTACTGCGGGCAATGTTAATGCAGGTAATGTAATAACAACTGGAACAGCAGTTTTTGGTTCAGGTGTAGGTGGATCTTTAACAGGTGCGAATTTATTATCCGCTACTTTTATTCAGGGTAATAGTTGGTTGGGGCTTTATACAGCCAATGTAATAGAATCAAGTAGCGCATTATATTATACAAATACAAGAGTAAATTCTTTTGTACAACCATACCTAACAACTGCCAATGTAACAGAATTAAATAATCTTTACTACACAAATGCTCGCGTTATATCTGCAGTTCTTCCGTATTTAACAACATCCAATGTATCAGAAGGTAGTAATTTATATTACACCAATGCTCGTGTTATATCAGTATTAACACCGTATCTTACTACTTCAAATGTGTCGGAAGGTTCAAATCTTTACTACACCAATGCCCGTGTTATATCTGCAGTTCTTCCGTATTTAACAACATCTAATGTTTCGGAAGGTAGTAACCTATATTATACCAATACTAGAGTAAGATCTGCTTTAAGTGGAGGAACGGGTGTAAGTTATGATTCTGTTACTGGTGCAATATCAATTGGACAAAATGTAGCAGCAACAGCCAACGTAACATTCTATAATGTTAGTATTACTAATAACTTAACAGTATATGGTGGTGTAACTACATACGGTGCAAATAATATATCCGTTTCGGATAATATGATTTACTTGAATTCGAATTCTACTGTTTCGAATCCTGATATTGGTTTTGCATTTAATTATAACGATGGCGTATATCGTCATGGTGGTTTCTTTAGAGACGCATCCGATAACGGCACATTCAAAGTATTTGATAATTATTCTCCAGAACCTGATGCTAATATCTTTATTGATACAGCACACGCCTCATTTAGATTAGCTAACATTGCAGCAACAACATTCTTTGGTAATGTAACAGGTACCGTAGGTACTTTAAGTAACTTTACAACTGCTAATTTAGCAGAGGGTATTAATTTATACTATACTAATGTGCGTGTTAATAGTAATGTTATTGCTTTCTTACCTAGCTTAGCTGGTCAAAATATTACCATTGCTGCTAATGGTCAAATTAATGCCAATACACAAACTATAGCTCTTGGAGCAATATCTCAATTCCTTACAACTGCTAATGTAGCAGAATCCAATTCTAATCTTTACTACACCAATGCCCGTGTTATATCTGCAGTTCTTCCGTATTTAACAACTGCTAATGTAGCAGAATCCAATTCTAATCTTTACTACACCAATGTAAGAGTATTATCAGCAGTCCTTCCATATCTAACAACATCAAATGTTGCGGAAGGGTCGAATCTTTATTATACTAATGCAAGAGTATTATCTGCTTTAACAGGTAATCTCACAATAGGTAATCTAGTTACGGGTACTTCTGTATCCAACAGTTTTGTTACCGCAGGTAATGTAACCGCAGGTAATGTAATAGCAAATGGTGCTTTCTTTGGTTCAGGTGTAGGTGGTTCTATAACAGGAGCTAATTTATTATCTGCTACTTTTATTCAGGGCAATTCTTGGTTGGGAATTTATACAGCTAATATAATAGAATCAAGTAATGCACTATTTTATACAAATACAAGAGTAAATTCTTTTGTACAACCTTATTTAACAACAGCTAATGTTACGGAATTTAATAATCTATACTATACTAATGCTCGCGTAATATCAGCAGTACTTCCTTATTTAACTACTTCAAATGTAGCAGAAGGATCAAATCTTTATTATACCAATGCTCGCGTAATATCCACAGTAACACCATATTTAACAACTGCTAATGTATTAGAATCCAATTCCAACCTATACTATACAAATGCAAGGGTATTATCTGCACTAACAGGTAATGTTACAATAGGTAACCTTACAGTAAATACTTCTACCGCAAACAGTTATACTACAGCAGGCAATATTAATGCCGGAAACGTATTAGCAACCGGATTAGTATTAGGATCAGCAATCGGTGGATCTTTAACAGGTGCAAATTTAGTATCAGCTACAAACATTCAAGGTAATAGTTGGTTAGGATTATATTCAGCAAATATAATTGAATCCAATACTGCATTATTTTATACAAATACTCGTGTTAATAGTAATGTTATAGCTTTCTTACCTAGTTTAGCCGGGCAAAATATTACCATTGCTGCTAATGGACAAATTAATGCTAATACACAAACTATATCTATTGGAGCGGTATCTCAATTCCTTACAACTGCTAATGTAACGGAATCTAATTCTAATTTATACTATACTAATGCTCGTGTTCTATCAGCTTTAACAGGTAATCTTGTAGTAGGTAATTTAGTTACAGGTACCTTAGTTACAGGTACTTCAGTATCTAATAGTTATATTACCGCAGGTAATGTTAATGCAGGTAATGTAATAGCAAATACATTAATAATAGGAAATGCGACCGGCGGATCTTTAACAGGTCCAAATTTAGTATCCGTAACTAATATACAAGCTAATAGTTGGTTAGGTTTATATTCGGCAAATGTGGTTGAATCTAGTAGCGCATTATATTATACCAATGCGCGTGTTAATAGTAATGTTATAGCTTTCTTACCTTCATTAGCTGGTTCTGGTATACAAATTCAAGCCAATGGTCAAATTAATGCAAATGCACAAACTTTATCCATAGCAACACTTGCTCCGTTCTTAACTACATCTAATGTATCAGAAGGTAGTAACTTATATTATACCAATGCTCGTGTTATATCAGCTTTAGCAGGTAATATTACCACAGGTAATGTTATAGCAAATACATTGGTGTTGGGCTCTGCTACAGGTGGTTCTGTAACAGGCGCAAATTTATTATCCGCTAATAACATACAGGGTATTAATTGGATAGGTCTATATTCTGCAAATGTAATCGAAAATACAAACCTATATTTTACCAACGCTAGAGTTTATTCCAATGTAATCGCATTATTGCCAACATTGGCAGGATCAGGTATACAGATTCAAGCCAATGGTCAAATCAATGCTACTGCTTCTGGTGCTTCGATAACAAGTACCTCAAATGTATCAGAAGGTTCTAATCTTTACTATACTAATGCTCGTGTTCTGTCAGCGTTAACCGGCAATGTTACCATTGGTAATCTAGTTACAGGCACATCTGTATCCAATAGTTATGTTACCGCAGGTAATGTTGCCGCAGGTAATGTAATAGCAACAACATTGGTGTTGGGATCAGCAACGGGTGGTTCTGTAACAGGTGCGAATTTATTATCCACAAATAATATACAAAGTATTAATTGGTTAGGTTTGTATTCGGCAAATGTAATCGAAAATACAAACCTATATTTTACCAATGCTAGAGTATACTCAAATGTAATCGCATTATTACCTACATTGGCTGGTTCGGGTATACAGATTCAAGCCAATGGACAAATTAATGCAACAGCATCAGGTGCTTCGATAACAAGTACCTCAAATGTATCGGAAGGTTCTAATCTTTACTACACTAATGCCCGTGTTCTATCAGCTTTAACAGGCAATGTTACTATTGGTAATCTAGTTACAGGTACTTCTGTATCCAATAGTTATGTTACCTCAGGTAATATTAATGCTGGTAATATAATAGCAAATACAGCATCCTTTGGTTCTGGCACCGGCGGTTCTGTAACAGGTGCAAATTTAATATCTGCCACAAATATACAAGCTAATAGTTGGTTAGGATTGTATACATCTAACATAATTGAAAATACAAACCTATATTTTACCAATGCTAGAGTATACTCAAATGTAATTGCATTATTACCTAGCTTAGCTGGCTCTGGTATACAGATTCAGGCTAATGGTCAAATTAATGCAACAGCATCAGCAACATCGGGATTTGCATCAACATCCAATGTGGCAAATACTGTTTTAACTTTAAGTAATTTTACTACTGCTAATTTAGCAGAAGGTTCTAATCTTTATTATACTAATACTCGTGTTCTATCAGCATTAACAGGTAATATTACCATAGGCAATGCCACTATAGGTAGTGTAGTAGCAAATACGGCATTCTTTGGTTCGGGGGTCGGTGGTTCTGTAACAGGCGCCAATTTGATATCTGCTAATAATATTGTAGCAAATACGGCATTCTTTGGTTCGGGCACCGGCGGTTCTATGACCGGCGCCAATTTGTTATCTGCCACAAATATACAAGCTAATAGTTGGTTGGGGCTTTATACAGCCAATGTAATAGAAACGACAGGTAATTTATATTTTACCAATGCTAGAGTATTTGCTAATGTAATTGCATTATTGCCAACATTGGCAGGATCAGGTATACAGATTCAAGCCAACGGACAAATTAATGCAACAGCATCCGCAACATCGGGATTTGCATCAACATCCAATGTGGCAAATACTGTTTTAAGTATTAGTAATTTTACAACTGCTAATTTAACAGAAGGCTCAAACCTTTACTATACTAATACAAGAGTATTATCAGCTTTAACAGGTAATATTGTTATTGGCAATGCCACTATAGGTAGTGTAGTAGCAAACACCGCATTCTTTGGTTCAGGCACCGGCGGTTCTATGACCGGCGCCAATTTGATATCTGCTAATAATATTCAAGCCAATAGCTGGTTAGGATTGTATACAGCAAACGTAATTGAATCTGCATCTAATTTGTATTATACTAATGCTCGTGTTGTATCTGTATTAACACCATACTTAACAACATCAAATGTTGCTGAAGGATCTAATCTTTACTATACTAATTCAAGAGTAATATCTGCGTTATCTACAGATGCAACTATCGTAATTGCGGCAAATGGTCAGATTAGATCCAATACTTCAGCAGGTACAGTATCATTAGCTGGACTTACAACTGCTAATTTAGCTGAAGGCGGCGCAAACCTATACTTCTCAAATGCAAGAGTAACTGCTTTAATAGCTAGCGGAGGTACAGCTATATACAGACCTTATATAGCTACATTTAGAGGCAATTCTCAAGTAACAACTTTGAATCTTCCTGTAACACCGGCAAATAATAATTTTGTAACTGTTATCATTAATGGTGTAACCCAATTATCCAATGCATATACTCTAAGTGGTAATGTAATTACCCTAAGCGGTGCTCCTGCAACAAATGCGGATATAGATGTTAGAATCGTAGAAGTAGGTCAAAACTTAACTAAAGATTTTAACAGTAGATTATTTTACGGTAATAGCGCGGCAAATACCACACTTATTAGTAGTAATTTTACAGATTCTAGTATTTTAGTATTTGAAAACGGCGTAGCTCAAGTCCCTGGAATAGATTACTCTGTAAACAACGGATTATTAAGATTTACAACTCCCCCAAGAACAGGTGTAACTGTAGAAATAAGAGAACTACCAACATTAAATGGTACAGGAACATATCTTGGTGGAAAAAATACTGAAATTCTGGCTAACGGACAAATAAATAGTAATATAACTGTTGGACAAAATTTAACAATTTCGGCCAATGGACAAATTAACGCAATTGTGCAGGAACAGATACATCCGTTTCTGTTATCTCTATTATAAGGAAAATTAAATGGCGTATTCATATAAAGTTTTAGGGCAGGCAATGTCGGGGGCAAATGCAAACGTGGATTTGTATACTGTTCCTGCAAGTACCAGCGCAATTATCTCTACTCTAAATGTATGTAATCAATCGCAATCAAATGTCACATTTAGAATAGCTATTAGACCAGCAGGTGTAACAGGCGCATCTAAACATTACATTGTATATGATTCACCTATTCCTGCACAAGATACTATTGCATTATCATTGGGTATGTCTTTAGGTAATACAGACGTTATAACAGGATTTTCTTATCAGGGTAATGTAAGTTTTTCAGTATTTGGTACGGAGATTACCTAATGGGATTTAAGTTAGGTTCTGCTAGAAGGGGTTCGTCATCTAGATTAAACGCCCAAGCAAATATTGCTCTTATAATATCTGCTGCTTTTCTTAATACTAGCCCATATTCTGCAGATTATTTAATAGTTGGTGGCGGTGGCGGTGGCGGTTCTGGAGGCGCGAGTTTTGCTGCGGGGGGCGGAGGTGCTGGAGGATTCATTTCTGGAGCAGCAACATTAACATATGCCAATACTTATATTATTACTATAGGTGGCGGTGGCACTACTATAGGTGCAAATACACTTAGTGTTGGTTATACTGAAGTAACGGCGAAAGGGAGTAATACTACCTTATTTGGTAATAATATTAGTTTTATAGCACAAGGCGGAGGGCATGGTGCAACCGCCACGTGGACTTTTCCACCATCGGTAGCGCCCGCCACGGTGAACAATAGCTGGGGCGGCAACGCTGCTACAGGTGGGGGCGCCCTCTGGTCACCGGCAGGGGCCGCAGGCCGAGCTATAGGCAGTCCAGCTTTAAATGTGGTCGGCACACAGGGTTGGCCCGGGGGCGGCGCTGGCGTGGGCGGTGGCGGATCCAACGGTGGTGCTGGCGGTGGCGGCGGAGCAGGTTCTGAAGGCGGCACTTCCCCACCCTCAGCTACAGCCCCGGGTGCTGCTGGAGGATTAGGGAATGTTTGGGCACTAACAGGTCCAACTATACGATATGCAGGTGGTGGTGCAGGTGGTGGCAGCCGGTTTGCAGCCAACGTTGTTGCTTTTGGCGGTAATGTTTCTCCATCAACACCTCTATTAAAAGGTGGTGGCGGTGATGGTGGCGCAGGTCTTGGCAACTTCTTTGGAACAAATGGAACAAATAATACTGGCGGTGGAGGTGGCGGCGCCATGGGCAGCGACCCCCCAAATGCAGTTAATAGATACAGCGGAGGTAGCGGTGGGTCTGGTCTAGTTAAAATAGCTATGCCTTCATTAGTTTATCCTTCAGTATCATATACAGGTTCTGTGACAGTAGAACAATCAGCTACATCACCTGAAAAGACTATAATAACTTTCAACAGTTCAGGAACACTAACCGCGTAATAATTAAACTATGTCAAAATTAAAAGTATCAGAATTACAAAGAGCAACATCTATTAATCTTACAGATTTGATGTATGTTGTCCAATCAAATACCAGTAAAGCAGTTACTGCACAAGACTTACTGGGTAATATCAACGGCAATGTTAGAGTTACTGGTAGTATTACAGCCAATACTATTATAGCACCAAGTTATAGTTCATCCCAAGCCAATGCACTTACTGTGTCCAATGGCACAATCATCTTCAATTCTCAAACAAATAAATTGCAAGTTTATGCATCAGGCGGTTGGATAAACCTACACTAGTATGTTAAAAGAATATATCGTCAGTTTAAAACGTGACGTAGATTATAATTTATTTTGGTCACAGATGGAGTCCGAGACAGATGGACTCCTTTTTGTGCCTAATAGGCGTGTAGATATAGTAAACAACAGAGATGGCAGTTTGCGTAGCTGCCATTACTCACTTACAGATGAAGAAGCTGACACATTAAAGAATGACGATAAAGTCTATTCTGTAGAGATTCCTCCAGAACAAAGAACAGATATACAAATTGGTATTAGAGCCAGACAAACGGGCAGTTTTAATAAACCAGTTACGTCTAATGGGGCAAATATAAATTGGGGCCTAGTCCGTGTAAGTAACAATAACAATGTATTCGGTGCTAATTTATCACCTACTGTACCAGGCTATGATTATTTTCTGGATGGTACAGGAGTTGATGTTGTTATACAGGATAGCGGATTAGAAGTGGCACATCCTGAGTTTACAGATGCCAAAGGCAATTCTCGAGTACAACAAATAGATTGGTATACTGCTAGCGGATTAGGTGGTACTCAAAGCGGGAATCATTATAGAGATTATGATGGTCACGGAACTCATGTTGCAGGTATCGTTGCAGGTAAAACTTTTGGTTGGGCAAAGAATGCAAATGTTTTTTCCATAAAAATATCAGGTCTTGAAGGTACGGGCGATTCGAGTACAGGTATATCCATTACAGATTGTTTTGACGTAATTAAATTGTGGCATAGAAATAAACCCGTAGAAGCTTCCACAGGAAAGAAAAGACCAACTATTGTTAATATGAGTTGGGGATATACTACCTCGATTACAGCCACAAATATAACAGCGATAAACTACCGAGGCAATAGTTACACTAGTACGCAAATATCTAGTTATCAAAAAAAGCGGGATTTTGGTTTAATTCCTTTTGGCACATATAATGCTCCATTAAACAACGACGTAGTAACATATACCACATCTACAAGAGTAGGTTCAGTTGATACAGATATACAAGAATTAATAGACGAAGGGGTGCATGTAGTTATTGCTGGCGGTAATCATTATACAAAAATGGATGTGGCCGACGGTGCAGATTTTAATAACTATATTACGGCGGGTAGTACATATTACTGGCATAGAGGCAGTAGTCCATTAGACGATGAGGCTTTTAAGGTAGGTTGTATAGATTCAAGTGTACGTGCTGCAAACTTAGATCAAAAAGCAGAATTTAGTAATTCGGGTGATGCCATAGATATGTGGGCACCGGGATCAAATATAATGAGTTGCACCAGTAATACAAATAGATTTAGTGCAGTAAGTTACAACTTAGATACTGGTTTTAAACAAGTTGTTTTAAGTGGTACATCTCAAGCAGCGCCTCAGGTATGCGGTGTGTTGGCAACATTCCTGCAAATGAACCCAGGAATTTCACCGAGACAATTAAAAATATGGGCTACTAATACGGCATCAGTTTCGGGTGTTATATATAATACCGGTAATGTTAATTTAAACGACTTTCAAAATTATCGCTCAACATTAAGTACAAAGAATAAATTTTTATACAATCCCGTTAACGCATTAGCATCGCAGTCGGGTGGGGCAGTTGGTCTTACAGGACCCTTAACACTAACAAATGGAACTATAACACTGACCTAAAATGATAAATGAATTGACTGAAGACAATTTTATGATGTATGCCATTAAAAATTATGACAATCCTTCCTGTATAGGGATGGATGAATTTTTAGATGATTTGAAAAGATTTAAATACATTAAGCGATTGTTAAGAAAACATAATGTTGGTAAGGAATTAAAAGAACGATTGATACTAAATCATATAATTGTTCTTGGTAATTTATTTGGGGTCGAAGCAACAACAAAGATGTTGTTTTATAAATTAGAAGAAAAATTTTGGCCTCAGGTAAAAACATTTCTTGTGTTTTTAAACTATATGCCATTAAAGATAATAGTGTCTCCTGGAATAGAGATCTTAGATAAAGACATTCCTATAGATGAATCAATACTAGAAGATTTAAAGAGAATTTAAATGGGAAAATTTGTAGACTCAGTCATCGCATTTAGAATACTACATATGTTGGTTGTTCCTTTTGAGAACACCGAGGCTTTTCGTCTTGGCATAATCGATAAGACGGGTAAAGAACTAATGAAGATGCGAGATCTTAATACTGTCGAGGAAAGAGATGCCTACACCCTGCTTCACAGATTAGTTTTCCGATTAAAAAGAATTATAAATAAAGTACCAATAGAAAATAAAAAATTAGTGTCACTTGCCGCAGCATATGCTTTAATTAAAGAAGATCTTGCTAACGGTAAAGAGTCAATTAACCTTGAAGAGAAATTTTTATTAAAGCTTAACGAGGACCTAACAATGGAACTAATGGAAGTAAATGCAGCACTAGATAAAAGTAAAATTTTATCTTTTAGACAATTTGTTTCAGAAGAAGGTGAAGGTGCACCCGCAAACAATGCGGCCGCAACTGCAGGCGTAGCAGGCTTAGATAAAAATCCCCCAGTAAGTAAAAAAGCACAAAGAAAATGGACATCTACTAATAGCATGTTCACAAGAGGAAAACCAAATGCCTGATCAAGAAGAATTGCAACGCATAACAGTATTGGAAACAGAAGTTAAGGGAATTACTCGAACTGTGGAAAAGCTTGAAAGTAAGATCGATTCCAATTATTCTACTCTACATCATCGCATAAGTGAAATGCGTGATGACATGATTACCAATATTGAAACCAAACATGATAAGGTTATGGAAAAACTCGATGAGCAAACCAAAGCTAGTACAGATCAGCATAAAGCTATTTCAGATAAAATGGCTGCTATCGAAAAATGGCGCTGGATGGTAATGGGCGGCGCTATTGCTGCAGGCTACGTTTTGGCTCATATTAAATTGGAAAAGTTGTTCTAAACACTTGACTTCTCCCTAAAATTATATTATAATAAAGACTCTAATGGGAGTCTCGTTTTGTCTTTATTCACTGATCTTAAATATCTCAAACTAATAAGTAACCGGTTGCCTCTGTTCAAACAGAAGAGCGAACGTCTTTACAACTGTAGATGTATTCTTTGCGGAGACTCATCAAAAAAGCAAAGTAAAACACGTGGTTATTTTTATGTTGCCAAAAATGATTTATATTATAAGTGTCATAATTGTAGTGTGTCCATGCACTTTGGTTCATTCCTAAAACAACTAGATGGTTTTCAGTATAACCAATATATAATGGAACGATATAATGAAGGCTTGCCTATGAACAAGCCGCATCAAAAGATTGAAGACAAATTTAGAATGGAAGAGCCTGTTTTTGAGAAGAAGGAAGAGACATTATTAGATAGGTTATTAGATAGGCTTGATACTTTACCCGAAGACAATGAAGCAGTTCAGTTCTGTCTTAAAAGAAAGATCCCAAAGACAATGTTCAACCGTTTGTACTTTATTTCCAACATAAAGCACATCGTGCAACTTTCTGATAAATATAAAGACAAAATAACAACAGAAGAACCTAGGTTAGTTATTCCTTTTTATAATAATATTGGTCAACTCTCAGGAGTAACTTGCAGAGGATTGCGAGGAGAATCCTTAAGATATTTGGTTATTAAAATTAAAGAGGACGATGCCTTGATATTTGGAATGAATGAGGTTGATAAAAACAAACCAATTTATGTAACTGAGGGTCCATTGGATAGTTTGTTTTTACCAAATGCAATCGCAGTAGGTGGTACATCTTTCGGTAAAATGGAATTATTAGATTTGCCAAAAGATAAATTGGTTATGATTATTGATAACCAACCGAGGAATAAGGATGTTGTCCGAGTGCTTGACAAGGTTATAGAACGGCATTATAATGTGGTTATATGGCCTCAGAACATTGAAGAAAAGGACATAAATGAAATGGTTGAAAATGGTATTGATGCTGCCAAAATTGTAGCAAAAAATATATTTTCAGGTTTAGAAGCTAAAATGAAATTTACAGAATGGAAAAGGTGCTAAATATGAAATCCGCGATTGTTACAGTAGTTACAGATCCAGAAACAGGTGAATTAATTTTACCATTAGATAACGAAATTTTTGATGAGACAGGTTGGGAAATTGGCGACACTTTAGAATGGATAGACCAAAAAGATGGTTCTTGGTTGTTGAGGAAACAAGAAAAAGAATGGGTATTAGTTGAATGTGTTAGTACATTCCGTCAACGCTATATGGTTCAAGTACCAAAGGGTAAAAAAGAATGGGCTATGGACACCGTGGTCATGCATGAAGCAAAGGAATTCAGTCAAGAACACTTAGGCGAACAAATTGTTAATCATCGGGTTGTGTCCGAGGAAGATGCATTAAAAATGTGCGATGAGGACAATGATTATGCAAGAGCATGGAGCGATGAGCATAAGATCAATACATTCTTTACCAAAGAGGGTGAACAGGAAATATGAAAGTTTACATAAACAATTACAAGGGTCACTGGCTTTCTCCATATATAATTATGGAGAAAGTTCTTTTCTGGAAGAAGTGGACCGATCCAAAATTTGATTTATACGATGATGAAAATGAACACTATACCAATTGGTTAGTAAAGCCAATGACATTGGTACAAAAGTTTCTTGATATCGTTGATCCTAAAATTAATTATGTAAAAATTGATCGTTGGGATACTTGGTCGATGGATCACACATTGGCATATATCATTTTGCCAATGCTAAAACAACTTAAAAAAGATAAACATGGTGCACCCTTTGTCGATGACGAGGATGTGCCAGACGAATTGAAAAGTACATCAGCCCCGCCTAAAGAAAATGAATGGGATACCGATGCTAACCACTTCAAACGGTGGGACTGGGTAATGGATGAAATGATTTTTGCATTTGAATGCAAAAATGACGATCATTCAGACGATAAATTTTCTTCAGGTGAACACGATATTAAGTGGGTGCCGGTGGACAAGGACGGGAATGAAGTGCCAAAAGGCGATCACAAGTTTTTTAAAATGGATAAAGGCCCTAAGGACACTTATACGTGTGACTATGAAGGCATGAAAGTGCAGCATGATAGAATAAAAAATGGCTTTAGATTGTTTGGTAAATACTACGAAGGATTGTGGGATTAAATGGATAACAATAAACAAGCATTTGATACTTGGTTATTTGATACCTTTGAATTAAGAGAAATACCAACTGCTGAAGTCAGAGAACTACTATGGCGGGCATGGCAAGCTGCAATAAAATATGAACAAGAGAAGCCAATGAGAACATATAGATGGGATGGTGTTTTGCGTTGAAAGTTAAATTACACTCATACTCCCAACCCGCAGAATACTTTGCAGAGAATATGACAGAACTCGTAGCATTTTGTGCTAGAGTTTCAAATCCATCTAATCAAAGCAACAAGGATACTTCTGAGAAGTTAATTAGATATCTTATTGCCAATAAGCATTGGTCTCCTTTGGAAATGGTTTCTCTTACACTTGAGATTGAAACGACAAGAGACATTGCAAGACAAATGTTACGGCATAGGTCGTTTTCATTTCAGGAATATAGTCAACGATATGCTGATCCAACAAAAGATTTAAATTTTGTCGTACGTGATGCTCGTAAACAGGATCAGAAAAACAGACAAAATTCTGTAGATTTAGATTATACTAATTCAGAGGATAGAGAATTAGACCGTTTATGGAAAGAAAAACAACAAGGTGTAATAAAAGCATCTATGGATGCATATAAATGGGCTATCAGTAACGGTATTGCAAAAGAACAAGCAAGGGCGGTATTACCCGAGGGTAATATGGAAAGTCGTCTTTATATGGCTGGGACTTTACGTAGTTGGATACACTATATTCAGCTCAGGTCCGAAAACGGCACACAAAAAGAACATATTGAAGTTGCAAAAGCATGCGCTGAGGCTATTTCTAAGATTTTTCCGCTAACTAAAGATTTGCAATTAGATATATAAGTTATGTGGATACTATCTTTTCTTCCTAATTGGATTTTTCATGCAATACTCGCAACAGGTATAATAACCTTAATTGCGAGTACTTTTCTTGGGTTCCTTCCCTTCATTCGAACCTACGCAATCCCCGCAAAAATAATAGGCTATATACTTGTAGCACTAGGTCTTTTCCTTGAGGGCGGTTTAGTAAATAATGCTGTATGGGAAGCTAGAGTAAGAGAAATGGAAGAAAAAGTAGCAAAAGCCGAGGTAGAATCTGCAAAAGAAAATATAAAAATTGTGGAAAAGATTGTAAGGAAAACCGAATACATTACTAGACGAGGTAATGATATTGTTACATATGTGGACAGAGAGATAGTTAAATATGATACAAAATTTGCACCAGGTGGTATTTGTGAGATCCCTAAAGAATTTATCAAAGCACATAATGATGCTGCAGACCAACCAAAATGAATATATTTAAGTATTTTACTTTAGTTTTATTTTCTGTTACATTAACAGCCTGTTCTACAACAGTTCCTGTTACTGCAAAATTTCCAGATGTACCCGAAAGCCTTTTAAATAAGTGTCCTCAACTTGAAAAATTAAAAGAAGATGCTAAGCTAAGTGATATATCTAAAACAGTAGCAATAAATTATACGACATATTATGAATGTGCAGTCAAAAATGATGCATGGGTTGAATGGTATCGAATTCAAAAACAAATTTTTGAATCAGTAAAATAATAAAAATTGGAGTAAGAATGACTAAAGATGTAGTCCATGGGATTAATGTCAATTATACTAGAGATAGTTTATTTGATGAATTGGGAATTAAACGATTAAAAGAAAGTTATATGACAGAAGATGAGGTTTCTCCTCAGGAAAGGTTCGCATATGTATCCAAAGCGTTTGGCACTAATGAGAAGCATTCACAGAGACTTTATGAGTACTCATCCAAGCATTGGCTTTCTTATTCTACTCCCATTCTTAGCTTTGGTCGCAGTAAGCGTGGTCTTCCTATTTCTTGTTTTTTACCTTATCTCGATGACAGTGCTGAAGGTTTGGTTAGTACTCTCGCGGAAGTAAATTGGCTCAGTATGCTGGGCGGAGGAGTTGGAATTGGTATTGGAATTCGTTCAGCGGATGATAAGTCGGTTGGAGTTATGCCCCACCTTCGCACATATGACGCATCATCTCTCGCTTATAGACAAGGTAGGACTCGCCGTGGTTCCTACGCTGCTTACCTTGACATTAGTCATCCGGATATTCTCATATTTTTAGAGATGCGTAAACCAACAGGCGACCAGAATATGCGTTGCCTGAATTTACATCATGGCATTAATATCACAGATGACTTCATGCATATCATTGAACAGTGTATGCTTGACCCTGAGTTTGATGATACATGGGAACTAAAAGACCCACACAATAAAGAAGTGAGAGATACAATACCTGCAAGAGAATTGTGGCAGCGCATACTTGAAATGCGTATGCAAACAGGTGAACCATATCTACATTTCATTGATACAAGCAATCGTATGATGCCAGAGTTTCAAAAGAAACTAGGCCTATCAATCAAACAATCAAATTTGTGTAGTGAAATTATTTTACCAACAGACAAAGACCGCACGGCAGTTTGTTGTTTATCTTCTGTTAACTTGGAGTACTATGATGAGTGGAGAACGGATCCTAATTTCCTTCGTGATATTGCAGAAATGCTTGATAATGTTCTTCAGTATTTTATTGATAATGCGCCTGCCGCCGTTCAGCGTGCAAAATACTCAGCCATGCGTGAAAGAAGCATCGGTATCGGCGCTCTTGGATGGCACGCCTATTTGCAAAAAAATAATACACCATGGGAATCAGCACTGGCTGTAGGAAAAAATAAACAAATATTCCAACACATTAGAGGTAAACTAGATGAAGCGAATTTACAATTGGGTTCTGAACGTGGTGAAGCGCCTGACGCTAGTGGTACTGGGAGGCGTTTTAGTCATATGCTCGCCATTGCTCCTAATGCTTCAAGTTCTATTATTAGGGGTAATACTTCTCCTTCCATTGAACCGTATAGAGCAAATGCTTACAGACAAGACACCTTGAGTGGTGCATCATTGAATAAGAACAAGTGGTTAGATGCCATTATTAAAAAGTATTGTGATAGTCCTCCCACAGGTAATAAACTTGGCATGGA